AATTGGCGCATGACCGATCCAGAAACCTCCCGCAACAAGCTATCGGCGGATCGAATCACCCGGATACAGCAGGACATCCTTACCTACGTCTTGAGGTACCCGGGTGGGGTGACAGATCTAGACATCCAGAACCATTTCAACGACCAGGGATCGACTTACCGCACCCGGCGAGCAGAACTCGTCAAAGGCGGTTTCCTGAAGGATTCAGGCGCAAGGATGCGTCAGAACGGCCGGCTTAGGGTATTGTGGGTGGCGACATGAACGAAATGGTGAAGCGCGTGGCGCTGGCTATTGCTACCTCGGATGATATCGCCCGATTAGCTATCAAGGCCATGCGGGAACCGACGCCAGATATGAAACGGGCCGCATATGAAATGTTCAATGATGAACATCCGGTGCCAATTTGGGAAATCATGATCGACGAGGCCATGAAATGAGACAACTAACCGCCTTCGCAATCGGATTTACCCTGATGTGGGGTATCCTGGGAACCGCGAGCCTATTCGAATGATGCCGATCGGAACCGTTATGATCGCAACGAACTCAGGAACCATCTGGCAGCTCATCCGCCGCGAAGAAGGTAGATCAATCTTCAAGCAACTGCCAAAAGACACTCCATACGACAAGGACAAAGCCTACTACTGCTTTGATTCCATGCTCAAACCGGAACCGCAAAATGCCTAGAGCACTGACAGACATCAAAGCGGCTGCCCGCATTCATACCAAATCAGCTTTGCACACCCTCGCGAAGATCATGACATGCGAAGAAGCTCCTCATGCCGCAAGGGTAGCCGCCGCTCAAGCATTGCTGAATAGAGGCTGGGGTCAACCAGCTCAAGCTATTGAAATAGCTGGAGAACTAACGCATAACGTTATCAGAGCGCCGCAAGTCATTGACAACACTATAGAATGGTCTAATCAGCACGTCCCGATCGAGCACAGGAGCATTGAAGATGCCTCTCAAGAAGTCCACTAGCAAGAAGGCCTTCACCAGCAACATCAAAGCCGAGATCAGCGCAGGCAAGCCACAGAAGCAAGCAGTTGCTATCGCCTACTCAGTCAAGCGCCGTGCCGGACGCAAGAAATGAGCCTAGCCCAAGCACACTGGCGAGATAGCATCACCAAGCCTGCCTATCGCATTGAGGTTTGGAAGTCCGACCATAATCAGGAGGAACGGCACTACTTCCTGTCCAACGAGGCCAATACCTACCTGTTTGGCTTCAATCCGCGGCTGGTATCGGAAGCCAAAGCCAATCAAATCATTGAGTTAATGCTTGAGAATCTGAGCCGTGGCCAATGAAAATATCATCTGGGAGCCGCAGCCTGGACCACAGACAGCTCTACTCGCTTGCCCGATCTTTGAAATCTTCTTCGGTGGCGCTCGAGGCGGCGGCAAGACAGATGGAATGCTTGGCGAATTTATCAGCCACCAGGACCGCTATGGTGAGCATTCGAACGCAATTATGTTTAGACGTGAACGCACTCAACTCGTTGATACGATTGAGCGGTCGCGCCAGCTTTTCGGACCATTAGGGGCAACCTTCCATGAGCAAGAGAAATTATGGCGGTTCCCCAATGGTTCGCGATTCCAATTCGCTTATCTGGATAGAGACAGTGATGCTGATGGCTACCAGGGACGGTCACATACGCGGGTATATATTGAGGAAATCGGAACCTTTCCTAGTCCGTCCCCCATATTTAAGCTTATGGCAACGCTTCGCTCTGGTCATGGGATTCCATGTGGCTTTCGGGCAACCGGAAACCCTGGTGGGCCTGGGCACCAATGGGTCAGATCCCGCTATATCGATCCAGCTCCGCTCGGATGGCGCACCGTTGCAGAGACCTTTGTAAACCCTTGGACCAAGGAATCAGTTACCCGGGAACGTATCTACATACCATCAAAGTTGCAGGACAACCGATATCTGGGGTCTGAATACGTCGCAAACCTGCAGATGGTTGGTAACGCTCAGCTTATCCGTGCTTGGCTAGAGGGCGATTGGAGCGTTATTGAAGGCGCTTTCTTCCCCGAATTCTCGGAGGCAAAGCATGTCATACCGCCGTTTCAGATACCTGGCACATGGCTGCGCTTTCGCTCTGCTGATTGGGGCAGCGCCAGACCCTTCTCCATTGGATGGTGGGCTGTTGTCGGAGACGATTACCAGCTTGGAATACCTGATGAATCGGGACGCGATCAGAGTGTGCTTTCAAAACGGACGTTGCCGCGAGGTGCCATGGTCCGCTATCGAGAATGGTATGGATCCAGTAGCCCGAATGTTGGACTTAAACTCACGGCCGAGGAAGTAGCCGATGGCATCATATCCAGGGAAACCAGTGAGCCAAGGGATGAGGAAGGCAAGCCAGCCATTACCTATGGGATCCTTGATCCCGCTGCCTTCGCCTCGGACGGTGGACCTTCTATTGCTGAGCGGATGGCTTCCAGAAAAATCTTCTTCAGGCGTGCAGACAATGCCCGAGTCTCAGCGCGAGGAGCTATGGGTGGGTGGGATCAAGTACGTGCGCGCCTTGTCGGGGAGGGCGACCGACCAATGATCTACTTCACCTCTAATTGTCGCGATTCGATCCGAACTCTGCCCGCATTGCAACATGACGCCAACAAGCCGGAGGATGTAGACACCGAATCAGAAGATCACGCACCGGACGAAATCCGATACGCTTGCATGAGTCGGCCCTACATCAAGGACATTCAGAAACGTGTGCCGGGGAAGATTCTGGGTGTGGGCGCGCATAACCAAGTATCTTTGGATGATTTGTGGGATCAGCCTACGCAAACGCGGCGAGTTCGTGTATAGGGTAATTAAGTTACCGTTTCACGTGAAACGAATCCGGGTGATCCATGGCTGATGATGCGGTTATCCAGGCACTTATGATGAATGGACCACGCACTGTCTCGCCATCCTACAACACCCAACTAAATCCGCTCGACGAGATGGCCTATCGTCAATGGGTGCAGCAGAATAATATCCCGACGAATCCAAATGCCACTCAGCCGCAGGATTATGATATGAGAGGTTTTTATCAAGGCTTGCAGCAGCAAAATCCAATAGCGCAAACAGCGGTAAATCCTAATGATAATCAATTGCATTTTCCTGATTATTGGAAAACACCGATTCATCAATCATTCTCAAATGAGAGTCAGTGGGCAACTCCAGGAACGCCATCATGGATTAATGATTCGCAGTTAGCTTCTCCGGGTGGACGAATAGTCTATGATGAAAAACAGCAAACTTCTCCGCTGATTAAAGCCCTTATGGGAGGCCAATAGTGACCGACAACACCAATCCGCTCAATCCCGTCACGCCGCTCTTCAATGGTGCAGTCCTTTCAGCCGCAAATGCCCTTCCTGTCGTCTTAAACCCAGCCCTGCCATCAAACGTCACCGCGATTGCGGGCAATGCCAGCGGCACGACGGGCGCGGTGGTGGGAACACTGACCTCGGCAGCCCTGAAAACGGCCTATATCTCCGGTTTCACGGTATCTGCGATCGGCGGCACTGCGGCGGTTGGTCCTATTACGGTGGCTGGCTTGGCCGGCGGTTCGCAGGTCTACCAATTGCTATCATCTGCTGCAGGATCAACGCTGACGGTCAACTTCAACCAGTCCATTCCGGCTTCTGCCGTGAATACCAACATTACGGTAACGACCACAGCGGATGGCACGGCGACCGCCGTGAACGTCAATTCCTGGGGATTCCTGATCTAAATGCCCACAATGGCTGAAATGCTGATGAATCAACAGCAGGGATACGATACCAACGTATCCGGGATGCCCTTTGGAACGGGAAGCCCAGGGGAAACAGCGCAGCAACCAGCCGGTTTAGCGAGCCTGATTAGCGGGCTTTATGCGGGTCTTGGTGATACCGCGAAGAAGGCATTTGGTGCGGCGCAACTATATACCGACACAGGGCAATATGATCCATCGCCGGTCTTTAACGCTGCCATGCTGCCAATGGGAACGGGCGCAGTTGCTGGCGTGCCGCTCAGAGGCGCAGAGACGGTCTTGGGTGCAGGCCCGATCAGGGCCTATCACGGTTCACCGCATGATTTTGATGCGTTCTCACTGGACAAGATAGGGACAGGCGAGGGCGCGCAGGCTTATGGGCATGGGCTGTATTTCGCGGAGAATGAAGGCGTTGCAAAGGGATATAGGGATCAACTTGCCAATCTAAAGTTTGGTGACAAGACAATGGGAATTGGCGACGCCGATTGGCATCTAGCCAATCCTAATCCCGGCAAGATGTACGAAGTCAACATCAACGCCGATCCGGAGCACTTCCTGGATTGGGATAAGCTGCTAGGACAGCAATCTCCACAAGTCCAAGAAGCATTGCAGGAAAAGTTTGCCTATCCATTTGATCCGTCAAAAACTGGCAGAGAATGGATTGATGAAGCGCATTCATATGCGAGAGGAAATCCGGCTACGCCAACTCATGAAGAAGCTATAGCAAGAACGGCTCAAAGGCTTCATGAGGCTGGCGTACCAGGTATCAAATACCTGGACCAAGGCTCTAGGGGCGCTCAATCAACATTCAGAGTGCAAACGGACCTTTTGCCAGAGGGCAACAAGTATCACGTCATTGACCCGAACGGGCAGCACAAGATTGCAACTTTCGATAACCGAACAGATGCGGAAGCTTTAGCAAGGTCAAAGGAAGAAGCAAACACAACCCGCAATTACGTCGTATTCAATGACAAGCTAATCGATATCCTGAAAAAGTATGGTCTCGCTGGTGCGGTGGCTTCTCCGGCATTCGGTCAGGTACAGAATTCGCCTGTTTTCGGCTCCCCGAAACAAGATCCAATGATTAGCGCATTGTTAGGCGGAACTTGATGGCAATCCCGATCACCAAAGACCAGGAAATGTCGGTCTGGTGGAAAAGCCAGATCGAGCAATGCGATCGGGAAATGAACAAATGGCACAAGCGCGGAGAGAAGATCGCGCGCCATTACCGGGACGAACGGGATGATAACTCGGTAGGTGTAGCAAGGCGTCTAAATCTGTTTTGGGCCAATACAGAGACATTGAAGCCCGCAATCTACTCAAAAGTGCCGGTTCCGATCGCTGAGAGGCGCTTTCTGGACAAGGACCCGGTGGGGCGGGTAGCAAGTCAGATCCTGGAAAGGAACCTGCGCTATGAAGTCCAAATGTCCGGATTCGACGCAGCTATCCGACGAGCCCGAAACGATTATCTCCTGGTTGGAAGGGGTCAGGTCTGGCTTCGATATAATCCTCTCTTTGGAGAGTCCATCTCCCCGCCACAAAAGGGAGATGATGACATTACAAACCCGAGTGGCGAACCTGAAATTGGCGATGATTCGCGAGATGATGGAGCAGAACGCGAACTCCTCGCCGAAAGCATCGAGGTCACATATTGCCATTGGCAGGACTATTACACTTTCCCCGCCTATGCCCGGATCGAGCCGGAAATAGAGGGCAAAGGCCGAAAACTCTACATGTCCCGATCGGACATGAAAGAGGCTGGCTTCAAGGACTGGAAGAAGATTCCTCTCACCCACAATGTCGGGGATGAAAAGCCACTCAAATCCTCATCCACAACGCCAACGCAAGTCACCGGCAAAGATGGTATGCAGGCGGTGGTCTATGAAATCTGGTGGAAGCCGGAGCGACGGGTTTATTTCGTTGCGGAAGGATGGGACAAGGTTGTCAAGGAAGTCGATGATCCCTTGAAGCTAGAGGGGTTTTTCCCCTGTCCGTGCCCTCTGACTGCGACGATGACCAACGACACCACGATTCCGGTGCCGGACTATGCCGAATCGCAGGACCAATACGACCAGATTGACGATCTTTCCAAGCGCATTGATATCCTGACGGCATCTTGCAAGATCGTGGGAGTTTACGACGCTAGTGCGCAGGCCCTGAAACGGGTGTTTGAGGAGGCTAGCGAGCCTAACCTGATTCCGGTAGATTCCTGGGCGATGTTTGCTGAAAAGGGAGGGCTGAAAGGTGCAATTGATTGGGTTCCAGTGGAGGCGATCGCCGGAACTCTTAAGATTCTCATTGAGGTTAGGCAGCAAATCATTGCTGACTTGGATAGAACAACGGGGATCTCTGATATTATGCGCGGCACCTCAGACGCGCGTGAAACTATGGGTGCTCAGAGGCTCAAAACGAACAATAGCTCTACGCGTCTGCAGGAAAGACAGGACGATGTGGCCCGTTTCTGTCGTGATATCATTTGCATTATGGGCGAAATCATCTCAGAGCAATATCGCCCTGAAACGCTGATCCAGGTTTCCGGTGCGCTCAACGACGAGGGCATGGATCCGCCAGCGTTGCCGCCTAATCCGATGTTAGGCCATAATGGCGGTCCTCCAATGGGGACCGTGCCGCAATCACCCCCTGGCATGATGGGCCAGGCTGCCAGCCAGCAGCCGGGTTCCAATGTGGTGCCGTTCCAACCACCCGGCGCGCCTCAGCCTCCATCTGGGCCACCTCCCGAAGAACCGCCTGAAATGAAGCAGCAGCGCAAGCTGCAACTCATCATGGATGCGATCGGGCTATTGAAGCAGGACAAACTGAGGGGATTCCGCATTGACATCGAAACCGATTCGACGGTGCAAGGCGATCGGGAGCAGGAAAAAGCCCAGCGCACTCAATTTGTCTCGGAAGTCACCAAATTCGTCCAGGTTGCTGCGGAAGTTAGCCAGTCAGTACCAGAATTCGCTCCTCTTGCGGCTAAGATGCTGCAATTCGCTGTTAGAGGCTTTAGAGTCGGTCGTGATCTTGAATCCGCTATCGAGGATTTTGCTGACAAGGCCGAAATCGACGCCAAGCAAAAGGCTCTCCAGCCGCCAAAACCTTCACCGGACGAAATAAAGGCCCAGGCCGACATGGCGCTGGCGCAGCATAAGATCCAATCCGAGGGGCAACAGAATCAGGTTGAAATGATGAAGGCGCAGGCAGAAGTGCAGGCGCAGCAGGTTGAGGCTGAAAGCGAAAAGCAGAATGCCCTGCTCGAGCAGCAGCGCAAGCAGATGGAAATGGAATGGGAAGGCCGGCTCAAGGCAATGGATATGCGGATGAAGGAAATGGACATCCACATTGCCATGATTAAAGCGGGCGTTGAGGAAAAGAAGGCCGGCGAAGATCGCGAGGCGCAAGAGCGTGAAGTGCAATTCGCCCGCGAGGAGCACGCCAGAAAGACCGAACTGGCCCAGGCGGAGCATCATGACAAGATGGCGAAGGCCGGCAAGGTTCCCAACGACACGGCGAATCATGTAGCGGATGCTATTGGCAAGATTTCCGAGCATTTGAAGGGATTGCACGATCACGTAACCGCCCCGGTAGAAGTCCGACGGGGGCCCGATGGACGAGCCATTGGAGTGAGAAAAGGCGAGACTGAAAGACAATTACTACGCGGACCAGACGGCCGGCTAGTCGGCATACAATAGAAAGGAACTACAATGGCTCTCTATGGAACATCCAACATCGCAGCGACGACCCCCGCATTGCAGGCGGTTGCATCTACGCACAAAACCATCCTTCAGCTTACCGCTCAAACCACGGGTTTGCGGCGCGCATGGCTGTACGAATACAAAGTAGGCCCTGGTTCTGTTCCGAACGCCACCGATTGTGAAATCACCTGGACCCTGATTCGGCAGACGACGCTTGGCACCGGCACGACCATGACGAGCAATGCGCTCGACCAAGCCGATGCGGCTGCGGCAACCGTTATTACCGCTAATATGACGGCAGAGCCGACCGGGGCAGAAACCGGCATCGTTGATACCGTCCCCGCCAACCAGCGCGGAACGTTCCAATGGGTGGTTGCACCTGGTGGCCCCGGCGAGATCTGCGTACCGGGCACTAACCTTGCGGGTTATGGCATCAGAGCCAAGTCATCGACATATACCGGCAATGCGATGGCAGCCCTCAAATTTCGCGAGTAATCAAATGAATTCAGGTGATGAAGTATTCTACTTGATGGCAACTATGATGCTATCGGCCACATTTATTGTGACTTTAGCAGCACTATTTTTAGGATATGTCTGAGTATGAGGAAGGGCTTATCCGGATACGCCACGCTAACCGATCCGCTCTACAATAGCCCGCAGGAATGGGATACCTTCACCTGCGGGCATTGCTGGCCGCCGACCATCCATCGTGTACAAGCTGGTTGTGATCCCGCTGACTTGGGCGGGCTCTGCAAGGTCTGCATGCGGCTGATCTGTCCTAAATGCCTTGGTGGCGGTTGCACACCTTTTGAGAAAAAGCTGGAAGCCGAAGAAGCAAGCTACAACGCCCGGCGTTGGATGGAGCAGGGCTGATGGGAGGGCAACTTTGGGGACCAACGGGGGTATTGCCGGGCGCGGGTGCAGGTGTAACCTGGATACAGACCGATCACCAGGGCCAGTTTGTTAATTCAACGAATGGCACATTCACCGCTATGGCGATCGGAACCGCTTCCGCCAGCAGGGTGGTGGTCGTCGCTACTTGTATGTCAGCGAGCGTTGTTACCAGCATGACTATTGGGGGAGTCTCCGCTACGCTGGCGAAGTCAGATACATCGCTATTTTTGGCGTCGTTGTGGTATGCCGTTGTTCCGACGGGCACCACAGCAGACGTCGTCGTTAACTCTGCTGTCAATATGGGTAATGGCAACATCATAGTTGGGACTTTGGCTGGCGCGACGGCTACGCCAACGGCAACTGGTAGCACACCGAGTACCGCTTCTGATCCTCTTTCGATAACGATAGCTGTACCGGTTAGCGGCGTAGCGGTTGCCTATGTCACGACCGGGGGAACTGTTGTTGGCGCATGGTCAAATGCAACGGAAGATTTTGAATTCCAAGGAAACGGAATAGGTATATTTGATATAGCTCATACGACTACTACCGGATCGGTAGTTCCGACCTATACCGGAACAGGCGGAAATTTTAGCTGCATTGTCGCAGCAGCGTGGGGTCCATAAGTGGCCGATAGACTGTTCACAACATTTCCATTTCTAGCGACCGGGACGACAACGGCCAGAACCGATCCTGATCGGTGGTCCGACATCAAGAATGTAAAGGATTATGGCGCTAAGGGAGACGGCGTTACAGATGATAGGGCGGCAATACAGGCGGCTGTTGATTATACAACCGCGCCTTATTCGACGGCTAATCGCGGCACCATATTTTTTCCGGAAGGAAACTATATAATCTTGTCTCCCATTACATTTGAATTGAGTGCGGGGATCACTTCGATATCATTTATTGGGGCTGGAGGCGCAACTATCACCGGCAACTTCGCTGACGCATTGTTAAAGCGTAGCGTGAATAGCCCAAACGGTGGAAATTATCTTATCTCAAACCTGACTCTTGTGAATAACAATGCGGCTGGAAAATGCATTCTATTTCATAGCATTGTCGGCGGGAAAATTGTGGCCTGTAGTATAAATGGCTGCAATGGAGTCGAAACCTATAACTCGCAGTCCGTTACAGTTGACAGTTGCTCATTTCTAACTGGCGGCCACAGCGGCGGCATTGGCATTTTGGCTGGTAATGCCACCGCGATACTTTCTTGCGATTTCTCCGCTTTTGGGGAGGCAGTTCGTCATTTTAATTCTGGGCTGTTAGTCATTGGCGGAAGGATGGAGACTAATACGATAGGGGTCAACCTGGGGGTTGACCAAGCTGGCGCTGGAAATCAGTCAACCGGAGTTTTCATTTCCGGCATTTCGATGGAAAGCAACACGACGGGATTTTCTGCCGGAGGGGGTCTTAGCTCAGCGGAAATTTGCGACATCGGAATAAGCTGCTCACAGGCTGGAAAGGCGAACGGTATTAATTTTACCGGGACTCCTAGTAGTTTATCTATCAGGAATGTAACAGTCTCCAATACGCAGGGATGGAGCGGCCATGCGATCAATATAGCTGGTGGCAGTTATGTCACGCTTGAAAATGTGGCATGCGGCACCACGGCGGGCGGAGGAGATATCGCACTCGCAACAGGAACTCATTCAAACTTCAAATGCAGCGGCGTCTCAAACATCCCCTTCACTGGCACGGCTTGGACACTAGGCACGGGCGCGGATATTATTTTTGATCGTTGCCCTGACGCGCCAATTCCAACGCTTGCAAATCTTCCGGCTTCGTCGGCTGTTCCAAGGGGCACGCGTCGTGCAATAAGCGATTCCACATCCACATTGGGATCGCAGACTTATGGCGCAACGGCTGTTGGAACAGGTGCTAACTTTGCTCCAGTCTGGAGCGATGGAACAACTTGGCGGTATGGATGACTTTTTATCTGACAGACGCTTCTGGCAATGTCCTAACCGACGATTCCGGTAATAGATTGGTATTTCTGCTTACGCAATTCTCGAATAGCTTCACAATCACCAGCGGTAGCGCCCCGGGCACAACCAAGATGATCGGCTACTGAAAGGCTAGGGCATGGCCTTCGGATCAGTTACCGGCACATTCCAAGGTAACAACGCCTCGATCCCGGCATCGTTCGCGGCTGCGCTATCGACGGGCTCCGGGGTTGTCTCGACAGGCGATCTTGTCGTTGTCGTTGTCTGCGAACAAACTGGCCTGACTGTTTCGGCGTGTACGGACAATCTCGGCAATACCTATACCGCGCAGAATGCTGGAACGCTCAGTGGAACGTCCGTCAGCGGTTGCCTGTTCTGGTCGGTGGTTACCAATGCTGGAACGATCACCAGCGTTACTGCGACTTGTACCTCCAGCACCCACAATGGCGTCATTATCGCGGCTATCATTGATGGTCCATTCCTGGCATCACCGGTTGATGCCAATCCAGCCAATACCACCAATGATCTGACGACTCCCTATACGACGCCGGCAACAGGAACCTTGGCGCAAGCCCAGGAGGTTATTGTCAGTTGGATTACCCAGACCGGCAGCAATACGTTAACGGCCACGGCTCCTAACGTAAAAATCATTCAGCAGAACAGTGTGTCAGTCGTTGGAGCTGTGTTGGGTTCGCAAGTTGTTGCCGCAACAACTACGGTGACACCGGCATGGACTGGCACTGCTCCGACTGCCAACGTTCTTGGCACAATCTCTTTCAAGGCAGCCCCGCCAATGCCGGAAGGTTGGGGAGACAAAAGCAATACCTATGCCTCTAGAATTGCGATGCAGACCGCCGCAATGGCGATGGCCTTTGCGACGGGCTTCTCGACCCAAGCGATTGGGTGGGCGGCTCCTGCCGCGCCCATTCAAAATACCATTCCGGGGATGGCGTGGTATAGCGATCTCGCCAGACCCTTGCCGCCACCAAAAGCGCAACAGGCAACTTTTTTCGTTCCGTTCAATACACCGCAGGTAGCCGCGTCAACTCCGACTCTGGCATGGCAGCAGCCGTTACAGATTGCTCCTGTCACGACGGCGGCCATACGCAATACAACGTCACTCACCTTTATTGTCCCGCCATTTCCAGTGCCAAGTGGATGGCAGGGGCAGCCATCCGTTGCACCGACTGTCGCCAAGGTGCAGCAAGCCACCATTGTTCTGCCGTTCGTTCTAGCTCCGCCAGTCGTTACGATTTCCTACGGCTGGCAGCAACCGCTAGCGACACCGCCGAATGTCGCGCAAGCGCAACCAACGCAGGCGGTTGGCTTTGCTGTTCCAGCTACCCCAAGTAATACCATTGCGGGGATGGCCTGGTATCGGGATCTGACAAGCCCATTACCTCTGCCAAAGGCCCAACAGGCTTATTCCTTCGTCCCGCTCAACACGACTCAGGTAGTGGCATTCCAGCCTACCTTGGCGTGGCAGCAGCCCTTGCAGGTAGCGCCTGTTGGTGCAAAGGCTCAGCAAGCCACAATCATTCAACCGTTTACGCCGTCCGTTACGGTTTCATATGGCTGGCAGCAGCCTCTAGCCGTCACGCCAGCTAGTCCAAAGGCGCAGCAGGCGACGATTGTTTTACCGTTCGTCCAGCGTGCACCGATTCCTACAACGTTGGATTGGCAACAACCCCTATCGGTAGCTCCAGCAGTCGCCAAGGCGCTGCAGGCTTCTAGCTTCTTTCCGCTCGATACCCCGCAGATCACAACGACTTACATTCCGATCGTCCAGGAATATAGCATCTTTGCTGAGCGACCGGTTTACTACAAATCCTACGTTGACATCTTCCCGCCGATCACAGCGCCCGCAAATACAACGACTTATGCGTGGCAGCAGCCGCTATCCATAGCCCCGCCGGTCGCACAGGCACAACAGACCCAGGCTATCGGATTCGCCGTACCGACCAGCGTAACGGCGGCTCTAGGCCCTTGGGGCTGGCAAAATCTGCAGAGCGCGGTTCCGCCAAGACTGCCACCGGCCCAGCAGGCTTACTCATTCGTACCGCTGAATACCGCTCAGATCGTAACCACGCCGCCGTGGGGTTGGCAGAATCTACAGTCTGCGGTTGCTCCGAAGTTGCCTTCGGCACAACAGGCATATTCGTTCGTACCATTAAATACGACCCAGGTTGTTACGCCGGCATTTGGCTGGTTTGGCCCACTTTCCGTCGCGCCAAAGGTCACGGTAGCGATCCAGCCGCAAGTGGCCTTTATCGGCGTTCCCATTCCTGCGGCCGCTATTGGCGGAATCCCATGGTTTAGCCCGCTTATGGCGGTGCCGCCGACCATCCGCCTTGCGCCACAGGCTTATTCCTTTGTTCCGCTGGATACCAAGCAGGTCGCCCCGCCTGCGGTTTCCGCGATTGATCCGTTCGTCCATCCGGATGTCTGGCGGAAATACAAGAAACGCCTGCGGGAGATAGAAGCTGCCCGATTGGCTCAGGAGCGGGCCGAGGACCGCGCCAAGGAAGTCAAACGCGCCTTCCTGCGCAATATGGTTCTAGGCGTCACTGAGGATGCTCAGGAGGTTCTGGAGGCCAAGCAGGCGCTCTCCAAGCCCGATGGCGTGGTAGAACTCGCCAACAGCCTGCATGCGATGTCTCAGGCCAAGACCAACCGGGAATTGGAGCAGATTGCGCTCAGAACAAGGGAATTGATCGCTGCATTCCATCAATATATCAATGAGATGCAGGAAGAAGAGGACGAAATCTTGATTATATCGGAGATCCTGTAATGCAGCGAATGTGCAAGAACTGCGGGAATTGGCACGATTTCGAGAACTGGCCGGCGAAATGCCGATCAGCCTCAAAAGGCCAAGCTCCATACGTCATTTCAGACAATATCGAGCCCTTGAAACACCATGCAACCGGCCGGCTGATTTCTTCGAAGCGGGCCTTTTCGAAGGAAACCAGGGCGGCCGGCTGCATAGAACTTGGCAACGAGCCTATACGTGCGAGGGTGCCGGTGGCGCTTGATAGAAGGGAGCGGCGGGAGGCGATACAGAAGGCGATTTACCAGTTGAAACGGGATCAGCGACCTTGACCGGGTTGCCCTGATCGTCAGTCGTACCTGTAGCGACGCCGTCGATATAGTCCGCTAACGCCTTGATGGCAGCCCATTGCGCCTTGATGGCACGCTGGATTCCGCCAGTGGTGTTAATATCTTCCGGGGCCTGCACCCATTGGTGGTCATCGCGGGTGTTTGCCAGGACTTCGTTCGCGGAAGTCGCTTTCGTCGGTGTTTTTGCCATTGGGAAATTCTCCTGTGTGAGACGGGATAAGTCCCTTGTAGGCCAATGTGTTCCATGCGCTATATCTTGATATTATTCGATTAGAGGCGTAATAATACGAAATGGCAGAAGAATTAGCCGATATTCAAGCGACCGAGGGCGCAGTCAGTTCGGAAGGCCAATTAGGCCCCGCGCCGGTTGAAACGGGGACAGAGCCTCCCTCAAAACCCGTTTCAATTCGGGATTCGATCAAGGCGGCTGTCAAGGAAGCTGAAGCCCCGAAAGCTCCAAAACCTGTCAAAGAATCAGCCGCGCCTGAAAAGATCGCAGCGGCACTTAAAGAGCCTCCTCCCGCTCCAGTCCCCGCTGGGGAGAATCCGGCGAAAACGGGGTCTGATCCACACCAGGCCCCGTCTAGCTGGTCAAAAGAAGTTTTGCCTCTCTGGGAATCACTGCCGCAAGGCGTGAAAGACGAAGTGCGCAAGCGCGAGTCTGACTTCCAGAAGGGAATTGAGAAGTACAAGGATAAAGCGACACGACACGACGAAATAGCCCAGGTTCTCACGCCGATACGCCCGATACTGCAACAGTACGGGATTGCAAACGACGCCCAGGCGGTCAGCCGCCTGGTGGAATGGGAAAACTCGCTTCGCAACCCACAGACGCGAATGGCGGCTTTTCACAATCTGGCCCGGACCTATGGAATCGACCTTTCACAAGCCCAACAATCCGCGCAGGATATGGCGCAGGACATTCCGGAGCCATTACGCCCGGTTTTGGACAAATTCGGTCAATTAGAACAACAGGTTACGTCGTTAGTTGGCGCGCAGCAATACGCAGAACAGCAGCGAGTAGCCCAGGAGCTTTCGACCTTCGCAAAAGACCATCCTCATTTTGATGCGGTGCGGCAAACCATGGGGCAACTCATGGCCGGCGGCGCGGCTCAAACCATGCAAGAAGCCTATGACAAGGCGATCTGGGCAAATGATGATCTGCGGGAGCAAATCCTGCGGGAACGCGAAGAGAAGAAAGCGACCGAAAAAGCCAAGGCTGATGCCGAGGCCGCGAAAGCGGCAAGGCTGGCGGCTGCCTCTCCCCCTGCAAAAGCGCGGCAAGGCGTTCCCGGCAACGGGCAAGCCAAGGGCAGCACGGCGGTTCGCGGAAGCATCCTGAAAGCCATCAACGACCTGCGAGAGGATTCTAGGGCCTAACCCAAAAGGGGTTAAGCAATGGCCTTTCCAAATCTTTCTGAAATCGTCACTACCACGCTGCGAAGTCGTACCGGCGAACTTGCGGACAATATGAGCCGCAACAACGCCCTATTGGCTCGTCTCAGCCGCAGGGGGAAAATCAAGACATTCTCCGGCGGACGAACCATCGTCCAGGAACTGAATTATGCCAATAACCAGACCTTCCAATGGTATTCTGGTTATCAAGTCCTCAACATCGCACCCAGCCAGACCTTCTCGGCTGCGGAATATCCGATTCGCCAATCGGCGGTAGCGGTTTCGATCTCCGGCCTGGAAGAACTCCAGAACTCCGGCGAAGAAGCCATTATCGACCTGCTGGAAAGCCGGATCGAAAACGCCGAAGAAACCTTCATGAACGGCATGTCACAGGGCATCTATGGCGATGGCACCGTGACCGGCTCCGTGAACGGGCTTCAACTTCTGGTTTCGTCTAGCCCGTCCTCAGGCATCGTCGGCGGTATTGACCGTGCAACTTGGACGTTCTGGCAGAACCAGGTCTATCAGTCGCTTACAACTGGTGGTGCAGTAGCCTCGGCAGCCAATATCCAGAGCTATATGGATTCGATCTGGGTGACGCTGGTACGCGGCCGTGACGTTCCGGACCTCATCATTGCCGATAACAACTACTATAAGTTCTATTGGCAGTCGTTGCAGGCCATTCAGCGCATTGCTAGCGAAAACGGATCAGGCGAGCACGGTGCGCTCGGCTTCCAGTCGCTCAAATACAATACCGCTGATGTGGTGCTGGATGGTGGCTTCCAGGGCTTCTCGACCGATCCGTTCCCCGGCGAACTCTCAAGCACGGCGACGGGTCTTGGTGGCGCTCCGGCTTCGACCATGTACTTCCTCAACACCAAATACCTGCACTGGCGTCCGCACGCCCGCCGCAACATGGTGCCTCTGGATCCCGATCGATTCAGCGTCAACCAAGACGCTATGGTGAAGCTCATGGGATGGGCAGGGAACATGACACTTTCCAATGCTTTCCTACAAGGCGTTTTAATTAATACATAACGGCCCAATTGTGCTATAGTGAGTCTCTTTAACGGGAGATTCACAATGGCAAGGATCGTTATCGGAGAAGGCGAAGTTTTCGGAAAGCTTCACGTTCTAGAGCAAATAAAAATTCGCGGAGTTGGAGTCAGATACAGATGTCAATGCGAGTGCGGCAATGAGATTCTCGCGATTGCCTCAAATCTCAAAAAGGGCAACACGACTACTTGTGGCTGCTGGCGCAAGACACATGGGCTTACAAAATCCAAAATTTATGGAGTTTGGAAGTCGATGCTTCGTAGATGTGAAAAACCAAATGAAACTGGTTTTAAAAACTACGGAGGAAGAGGAATCAAAGTATGCGAAAGATGGCATATTTTTGAGAACTTCTTTGCTGATATGGGACATGCTCCGGAAGAAGGTTACACTCTGGATCGAATCAACAATGACGGAAATTACTGCAAGGAAAATTGCAAGTGGTCCGATTGGACGGAGCAACACGGAAATAAGCGTAATTCTCGATACCTCACTGCGTTCGGAAAATCGCAATCGCTTCACGCTTGGGCGCGTGAATATGGATGCAATGCCAGGACGCTTCACAATCGGGTCTATCGAGGGCGCGTTCCGCTAGAGATAGCTTTGGCCGCCCCCGTCCACAAAGGAAGGAAATTATAAAATGGTTGCTTATGTTTCACAGGGTACTGAGGGTGTTGATGTAACGGGCATCTATCCCATCTACAATCAGGCCGTAGCCCAATCAGCTACCAATGAACCCTCCGTGCCTGCGCTCCCGCACAAATTGGGAACGCAGGTAATTGCGACAGACGGATCGCGGTGGATTTTCTGCGATACGACGACAACCATCACAAATGGCATGACGGTTGCGATCAACTCGACCTTCCGCGTCACTGCGGTTGGTGGTGCGGGCGCGGCCTCGGCTGTTCCGGAAGGTCTGGCAATGCAGATCGGATTCTATCAGAACACGACCTCGCTGACGACCGGCCAGGCTGCTTGGTTCATGCTTCAGGGTGTTCCAACCCTGCTTGTGGCTTCGGCCGGCATTTCGGTTCCGCTCTATACGCTGGACACGGCGGGAGCCCTGACAGGCGCGACTAATACGGTTTCGCACTATCAGGTATCCGGCGTGACTTGCGTCGTGACGGCGTCGGGAACTACTGCTTCCCTGACTGCGACGGTTGCCAACTCGGTATCGGTTCGCAAACCGCTTGCAGGCGCGTAATGCTGATCTACGCCTCCTCATGTAAGAGATATCTTCTCGAGCATGGGGGGGCGTTTGTCCGTTCCGCGCGAAAATGTGGGCATGAGGTTCTGATAGATCAAACCGATGACTTTCCATATTTGAGAACGAAATTCGACAATGAAAGCCTGTTCGCGCTTTATCTGCGATATCTCAGGCTTCCGGACTTGCTGGATCGCAACATTCTCATGTTGGATATTGATTCTATCATCAACCATCCCATCAAGGAGATTGACTGCGATCTAGCCCTTTTCTTCCGGCCATGGATCAAGGACGAAACCAAGAAAATATTGATGACGGCTTCTTATTGGACGCCGAAAGCCAGACCTTTTGCAGAGGCCATTCGTCAGAAGGTTTTGAAAAGCGGCAAGCAATGGTTTGAGGATCAAAAGATCGTTTTGGAAGTCCATAAGCAATTAGGATATCTATTCAATGTAGGAACGTTGGACAAAAACTTTGTCTGTTATGATTTCACTCGGGAATCGCCAATATGGACCTGCAAAGGACCGGCTCGCAAGGATCATTCGGTCTATCTTGAAAGACGCGCTGCATGCTGATTACTGAATCATATCGCCAGCAGAACGCAGAACTGCACAAGTCGCCAAAATACGGACGGCAAGGTGCGAAATGGTCATTCCATGTGGTTGATCTTGCCAAGAGATATGACTGCAAGAACATCCTGGATTATGGCTGCGGCAAGGGATTACTGAAAAAGTCCATCGAGTATTGGGATGTCCGGGAATATGACCCTGCCATTCCGGGCAAGGAATTGGCAGAGCGATCGGATCTCGTTATCTGCACGGATGTGCTAGAGCATATAGAGCCGGATTTGCTTGATAATGTGCTCAAGCATCTCAGTAACATGACAGGCAAAATCCTGTTCGTTTGCATCGCGACGAAACTAGCCAAGAATCATATCTTGCCGGATGGACGAAACCCGCATTTGTCCTTGCATGATGCAAATTGGTGGCAGGCCAAACTAGAAGAATATTTCAACATCATGAGCTGGAATAGCGAGAAAAACGCCTGTTATGGGGAAATGACGCCAATTCTGGAGATTGGAAAGATTACCTCTATTCCGGCAATGGATGATGTTAGGCGCAACGAAAACGTAAAAAGGAACTGCAAGCGCATTTTGAAAAGAGTCCGGGATGGTGTTCAACCGCATAATCTCACTGCTCATCTTGTTTGTTTTGGTCCTTCATTGGCTACATCGTGGCCGGCACTCGTCAACCAGCAGGACGTATATTGCGTCGGTGCTGCACACGACTTTCTTATCTCGAAAGGCATTGTGCCTTACGCGTCGATTGATTGCGATCCAAGAGCGCGGATCGTGGATCAGATCACGCCTCATGAATCAGTGCGATACTGGTTGGCGTCATGCGTTGATCCCTCCTATATCCAAAAACTGAGGGGCCATCATGTCGAGCTATTCCATCTCCATAATGGAGCAAACTCCGCAGACTATATTTGGAGTATTGAGCCCGATGCGTGGGTGCTTGTTGGTGGTGGATCTGTTGGGCTTAGACTTATCTCCCTGCTTTACGCCAGGGGATACCGGAAGTTTTCAATACACGGCATGGACTCATCGTATGAAGTCAACCTTGAGTATGCCGGCCCCCATGTGGATCAGAAGCCAAAGCCAACCATCAGAGTAAGGCCGGAAGGTTCAAAGCGATGGTTCAAGACCAATCCGTCATTGGTAGATTATGCCAGGCAATTTCTTGATGATCTTCGTCTCTGGGAGGGAAGCTCGTTCGAGTTTCACGGCGATGGTCTGTTGCAGGAGATGGTGAAATGCTCAAAGTCTTTATAGGCTATGACGATCGGCAGCCCGTTTCATACAACGTGCTTCATGCATCAATCATGAAACACGCAAGTCAACCTGTCTCGATCACGCCGCTGGTTTTACCGACATTGCCGATGAAGCGGCAGGGACTAACGCCATTCACATATTCGCGCTTCATCTGTCCCTATCTCTGCAATTACGAGGGATTTTCGATCTTTCTGGATGCAGACACGATGCTGCGCGACGATATCTGCATGATCCTGCGCTACATTGATCTTTCGGCAGATGTCTCGATTGTTCCCAATAAACTCAAATTCGAGTGGTCTAGCGTGATGGTTTTCAAGAACTCGGAATGCTGGAAGCTGACGCCTGACTATATCGACAATCCCCAGAACAATCCGCTTAAGCTGGATTGGGCCAAGTCGATCGGGCAATTGCCAACGGAATGGAATCATCTGGTCGGATATGACGATGCCAATCCGGACGCCAAGATCGTCCATTTTACCCAAGGCGTGCCTGCCTGGAACGAGACGATGGATTGCGAGCATGCCTCAGAGTGGTGGAAGATCAGAAATAGTCTGACGGAAGCCAAGACATGGAATGAAATCATGGGCAGTTCTGTCCATGCCAAGCCGGTTCTTGCCAGGTTAACCGCATAACGGGAGCTATGCAATGAGCGACACCTATACGAACTTTCCAGCATTGAAATACGATGAGCGGGCTATTGCGCGCCAAGGTTGGGGAGTAGCCAACTCGGGTCCGACCGACGATCAGTTGATGGTTGGATTCTACAAGCGTTCTGTTCTCAACCGCGCCAAGTCCCGCGAGCAGGGCACGCCCGTCTATGAGTCCCGTGATTATGTGAAAATCCAGCATCCCGGCGAAAGCCTCAACGTGGTCGATCGGGAAGTAACGCCGCAAGACGTGCAACGCTGGCCGCACCGATGGGAACAGTTCCAGAAGAACATCAGCCAGGATCCAGAAGGTGTCCCCCTAAATCTCCTGTTTCCGGCAAGCCCTGAAATCGAGATGACACTGCGGGGGTACAACATCCATACGGTACAGCAGCTTGCGCGGCTATCCGGTCAGGCAATTTCGACGGTTGGCATGGGTTGCCAGGAGTGGGTCAACCGTGCGGCAGCTTATATGGTGCAGGCCGAAAAAGGCGTGGATCATCACAAGTTCAATGCCGCAATTGCCGAGAAAGACAAGGAAATTGCCACCCTGAAGCGACAGATGGCTGATCTTACTCGCATGGTGCAGCAGAAACTTTCGCAGCCAACTCCGGTTCCGGAAGGGTTTGACTATCAGACTGCGCAGATCAATCAGGTCCATGCATCTGCGCAAGAGGACACAGCCTATCTCCAAGCCCCTGCTCAGTTCGTGCAGGATTTGTCTGGCTCGCTCGAGCCGCCCAAACGTCGCGGCCGGCCTCCCGGAAGCACGAACAAACCCAAGGAGTCGTAGATGACCAAAACATCGGAACTGATCGGCCTTCCTCCGATTACGCAGATTCAACTTGGTCTTTCAAATATTGCAATTACGGCCGCTGGTTCATCGTCCGCCAATGCGACCGTGTGTGACAATTATAATGATGTATTCGTCATGACGGCGACGGGTACGGACGGCATTCGCATGAATTCCGGCACCCCATTGCTCAGTCATATTTTTGTTGTCAACACGTCCGGCTCAAACGGCCTTGTATATCCAAATACCGGAGGTGCTATTAATGGAGGCTCTACTGACGCCGGGGTTACTGTTGGCGCTAACAAAAGTGCGATGCTTTTACGTGTCACCACTAACGTCTGGATGTCGATACTTTCAGCATGAGCCAGCTTAACCTATTGCAGATCGTTCAAGCCGTCACGACCGAACTCGGCCTTGTGTCGCCAACGACGGTTGCCGGTTCGGGTGATCTGCAAATCAATCAATTGCAGTCCCTGGTCAACCGATCAGGGGATGCGTTGAAGCGAGCGCATAACTGGACGGCATTGCAGCAGCTATTTACGCTTAACGTTGCTGCTCCGATCATTACGACAGCGACGACGCTTGGCGGGTCGCCAATCCTGTCCAACATTCCAAGCACAGCGGCATTGACGGCAGAAACATTCTGTGTAGCTGCGGCCAATCTTCCGGTAGCGGCACGCATTCTATCGGTTGATTCGATAACGCAAGTCACGCTTGATATGGTGGCGACAGGAACGGGTACTACAGCTGGAGTCGTCGTTACCTTCGCGAAAGACACATATCCGGAACCAACGCTGTTCGATCGGTTCATTAACGGGACGGCTTGGGATCGGACGAATCGCTGGCAGTTGATTGGTCCGGATTCTCCCCAGATGGACGAATATCATCGTTCGGGAATTGTAACGACCGGACCAAGACGACACTTCCGTCAGACAGGTTCCTTAGCCGCAGGAAATTACCGCCTTTGGCCTCCACCCGGTACAACCGATACGCCTTTTCAGATCGCATGGGAATATATCACTCATGGATGGTGCACGAATCTCGCAGGAACGCCGCAGACGTCGCTTTTGCTGGATACCGACGTTCCTTTACTGGATTCCCAAGCCATCATCATGGATGTCAAATGGCGGTTTCTGCAAGCCAAGGGTATTTCAACGGCTTCATCCATGCAATCGGAGGCGGTTGACTATATCGGGCAGTTGATTGCGCGCGACGGCGGTGCACCGACATTGAACGCAGGGCGCAGATTCCAGCCATATCTTATCGGTTCTTGGCAGGTTCCTGACGGCAACTGGCCGGGTGTCTAATGGGTGTCAACAAAGACGACTCGCCAACCTTTACCGGGAATATGACGATTCTCGGTACGCTGAATAGCGGTGCCCTGACCGTGCCTAGCATCGCGGCTACCAGCATTACGGTCGGTACTGAGACAGTCACTGGTAATTCCCATATTCAGGGATCGCTGACGGTTGATGGAGCCATCCTTGGTCCTAACAGCGGTGGGGCGTGGACAATCTATACGCCGATCATCACAGCAGGAAGCGGAACATTCACGACCGTTTCCGCTAGTGGCAAATGGCAATCTATTGGAAAGACGGTTTTCCTTCAGATCGAAATCATAATCACAACCAATGGAAGTGCAAGCGGGGCTGTCATCGCAACACTTCCAATCAACTCCGATGGAAGTGTTTATATCATTTCGGGTAGGGAAAATTCCTTAAGTGGCAAGATATTACAGGGCATTTGTGGCGTCAGTTCTATGACAATCCTTAATTATGACAATACTTATCCCGGTGGTTCTGGCGCTACCATAATTATGACTGGTATTTATCAATCTGCATAGGGATGAAATGCTGAAAACTTTACGCCGAAAGAACGACTTGATGGAAGGGACCGGCGAAGCCGTTCCGATGTCGATTCCTGCGAGCGTAAAGGGGTGGGACCAGATTTCATCGTTGGCGAGCATGGAGCCGGACCATGCCATACAGCTCGACAACTGGATTCCGCGACCAGGCTATCTTGAAATCCGCAGGGGAAGCAACGTCTGGGCAACCGGACTTGGCGGCGGTTCAAATGCCGTTGAATCGATCCTGATCTATAATGCTCAAAACTCAAATAATGGAAAGATGTTCGGTGTAGCAAATGGCACGATTTACGATGCCACGACGCAAGGTGCTGCAAGCGCTACATCCATCACAGGTCTAGCCAATTCACGACTGCAATATACGCTTTTCACCAATGCGGCCTCAACGACCTTTTTGATGGCTGCCAATGGTGCCGATACGCCAGTCATTTATGATGGATCGACCTGGGCATCCATGACGCTGACGGGAATCACGCCTTCTACCGTGAACTCATTCTATGCGTGGATGGGACGAGTTTGGATGACATTCAACAATTCGACCAAGGTTGGCTATCTACCGATCGGAGCCATTACCGGAGCGGTGACGACGTTCGACATGGGCCAGAACATGACGCGCGGAGGTTCTGTTATCGCCATTGCATCATGGACTCAGGATTCAAAGCAGAACGTTGACGAATATATCGTTTTCATCACCTCAAGGGGTCAGGTGATGGTTTACTCCGGAACCGATCCTGCAACGGCTCCTACGTTTCAGCTTGTTGGCATCTATAATCTTGGTCCGCCGATCGGTGGCCCGCGTTGTTTCATGCGGATTGCCGGCAATCTATGGATCATCAGCGTTGATGGTATTACGCCGCTTTCCGAGATGATGACGCTGGATCGCGCGGCAGTTGCCAAGGTTGCTCCGACTACAATGATTCAAAATGCCATGCTGATGTCAACGCGGAACTATGGGGCCAATTTTGGCTGGCAGTTGATCGAATATCCCAAAGGACAATTGGCAATTCTCAACATTCCGCAGATCGAAAACAAGACGATCGTTCAATATGTGATGAATACGCTTACTGGCGCATGGTGCCAGTTTGTCAACATCAATGCATGTACCTGGGCAGTCCTGAATAACATTCCTTATTTTGGTGCGGCTGATTCAAAAATATATCAATGGGATATTGGTTCGGGGGATGAAGTAGGGGATGAGAATCATCCAATCGTTGCAACGGTTCAAACTGCATTCAACTACTTCAAGAGCAGGGGTCATCTCAAACAATGGACAATGGTTCGTCCAATTATCACCACGGATGGTTCAGTAGTTCCAGCTGTGGGATTGAATATCGACTTTGGCACAGGCGCTCCGCTTTCGATTCCTACTACGCAATCATTCGCTTCATTGGCCAAATGGGATGTGTCAAAATGGGATCAGGTAAACTGGCCGGCTAATTCAGCCACTGTTGCAACATGGACAACGGTTGACGGTATCGGACAATGCGCATCCATCATCACGCAAGCCTCTACATCAGATAATGGAACGACAAACGGGGTAACGCTGCAACTCAATAGCTGGGATCTGATCGCAAAGCAGGGAAAGGCGTTCTTCTGATGAAAGTCCTTGTAACCGGCAACGATCTGATCATAGCGTACTGGACCTATAATGCGTTTGGGGTGCTTTGCACGAACATTGATCTGGCCATTGCTATCATGGAAAACAATAAGATTATTGGTTCTGCTTTCTTTCAGCGTCATTGCGGGCCGGATATCGAACTATCCTACTTCGGGCCGGGAACAATGACGCTCAATATCGTGAAGGGACTAGCGAAGATAGCGGTTAGTCATTTCGGGGTATCGAGGGTGACGGTACGCACGGCGACAGACAACGAGACAATTCAGAAGGTAGAAAAGCTGGGATTTGTCCGTGAGGGCATTGTGCACGATCATTACGGTGAAAACTCTGATGCAATCATGTTCGGGCTGTTCGGAAAGAATCTAGCAAAACTGGCTGGAAGGACATTGCAATGAGTTTGAATGCTCCGCAGGCACCTGATCCGAGTCTGACTTCTAATGCCCAGCAGGGTTATAATTTAACTGCGGCCAAGAGCCAAAATCAGGTCAATTCGTACAACCAGCAAAATCCATATGGCTCCATGAGCTATACGGCTGATCCGAATTCGCCTTCCGGATACTCGCTCAATACGTCGCTATCTCCACAGCAGCAGGGACTGCTTAACACGCAGGTCGGCACGCAGGGAATTGCGGGCCAGACCGGACAGGACTTGCTGAAGAGTTCGGCCGGCATGTACTCAAGTCCATATGATCTGAATGCGGCGACGGGCCAGACCGCCAACTTACTCAACAAATGGCAGCAGCAATATACACAGCCGATATTCGACCAGCAATCATCCAATCTGGAAGCGCAACTGCGGAATCAGGGTCTTACTCCTGGTTCGGAAGCGTACAACAATGCCAAGAACCTGCTTGCTCGAAACCAGGGCGATGTGACCAACCAATACCTCACGCAGAACGAAGGCCAGGCCTTCGGGCAGGCGCTACAGAACTATCAATTGCCAATGCAGACCGCGCAAAGCCTGTACGGAATGGCTGCGCCGACCGGACCTAACTTCCAGCAGACGCCAAACGCCCAGATCCAGCCGCCGAACTATGCCGGTCAGGTCCAGCAGAACTATCAGAATCAAATGCAGAACTACCAGAATACATGGAACAACATTGGCAAGCTAGGAGCGGCAGGAGTTGGATTGGCAATGGCCCCGATGACCGGTGGAACGAGTCTCGCCGGAGGTTTGGGAAGCCTATTCGGCTCTAGCCCGACAGCCGGCTATGGCAATTTCGGGCAGTATTCACCCTATAGTCCCGCAAACTCGTATTGAGGGATAGATGGCAGACTTTTGGTCACAGACACCTAACTTCTCAAATCCGGATTATGCCAGCCTGGAGCAACTGGCACAGCAGCGCCGCTATGCGGAAGAACTGCAGAAGCAATCCGGTCAGGATGTTAATCGTCCGGCTGGTGCACTGGCGAATATAATCAATGCATTGACGGCCGGGTTAACGCGCAACAACGCCAATCAGATCCAGAGCCAGGGGGCTGCGCAAAATGCTCAAGCTTATGCCGAAGCTCTCAGACAGGCTCGTGGTCCCGGTGGCTGGCAAGGTGTTAATCCGGATCTGATAGGTCAACTCGGCGCTGCTCCGTTGGGTTCGCCAGAACAGCGAGCATTTGTGCAGCATGTGATACAGCCGCAAACAATTGAATCTCCCTATAAGGAGCCTGGGTCTATGTCCCCGGCTACTGGTGTTCAAGCTCCCAGACTTCCGCCGAATTATCAGCCAGGTGCGCCATTTAGCCAAGCAGCTCAAGGCAACAGCCAAAGTGGCGTTGCCCCTCCTCCCGGACAAACGATGCCACTCACTCCGACCAATCCGCAAGGCGGAATGTATGGAGGTTTGAACTTCCGACCAGCTCCTGCGCCACATCTCGGCAGCGGAGGGCCGGGGGCAGATGCGGGTCTCCCGCCTGCATCGCCTCCGGTCGGGCCGAATGGCGCGCCAACTCGTAGAATGTCAATGGATGAGTTGCGAGATTGGGGAATAAAATCAACTTTTTTGCAAGAACAGGGAAAAACCAAGACTGGCATTATGACTGCAGACCTGGAAGCGGCTAAGACCGTTCCACAATTGAAAACCATTGTAACAACGATGATAGATGATGCGCAGACGCATGGGAAAGATTGGACAATGGGGCCATCTGCTGAGATTTCCCTGCAGGCAAAGAGGTTGGCGGCTAACTACGCTCCCGGTTTAATGAAAGACCAGTTGGAAAAAATTGCTTCTGCGGAATCGTTTTCGAAGATGTCTGCAACTCTTGCTGGAGCAACACCCGGTGTTAATGGCAGCACGGATGCACAGTTAGTTAATCGTATCGAATCAAATCCAGGTTTGCATAATACTTTTGGTGGCGTTGTTGGATTGCTGAAAATGCGATTGCAGATGCTAGATCAACAACAGGCATTATCGCAGCTTGCCGCATCATCAAAAACGCCAGATGATTTTATTGCTAATAGACAAAAATTCCTCGATCAAAATCCGCTTACCAATCCAATGACGGGACATCCACTTAGGATTGATATGGAATCGAGTCAGAAGGAAAGTGGCGGCGGCGGATTTAAGGTGCTCAAGGTGCATTGATGCCAGTTTTCACCATTGAAACGCCAACCGGGACCAAACTCGATATCGAAGCTGATAACGAGGGTGCTGCATTGGCTGGCGCACAGCAATGGCACGCTGAAAACGGTCCTAAGCCGGATGCTGTCAAGGATGCTGCCAAGAGCCTTGATGCAGGCGTTGCGGCCGGAACGTCTATTCTATTGGGATTGCCCGGAGCGGCGGTTAATCTTGGCGCGCAAGGTATCGGAACAGCCAGTAATTTTGTCACCGATACGCTTGGATGGGCGCGCTATGAACCAAAATCAACGGGACCGATCGCGAGCGCAATAGCCAAGATTCCCACTCCGGAATCAATGTCTAAGGAAATTCAGAACCGTTACTATGGCGGTGCAGAACCTTATCAGTCGCAGACTCCACTTGGTGGCTATATTCATTCCGTTGGAGAAATGCTTCCGGGAGTAGCCGGCGGAGCAGGCTCTTTGGCGATGAAGGGCGCGCAGGCGATTGGCGCTGGTGTCGGAGCGGAAGGGATTGGTAACTTCTTCAAGGGCGGTCCGCTCGAAACATATGGCCGCCTGGTTGGCGGACTATTTGGCGGTTTCGGAGCGGCCGGCGGATCGAAGGCCATCGAAGGACTTCGCAATTTCAATGCAAGCAAAAGCACAGGTGCGGAAATCGGTAATGTCATTGGTGGTGAGGCAGTCTCTCCCGGTGCCGTGAAGCGGGTAGGACAGAACCTTGCGGACGAAGAACTAACCGCGCCTGCTGCATCTGCCAAAGCCGCTGCATTAGGTCCGAATGCAATGGTAGCAGATCTGGGAGATCTGTTGGGAAGCCGCGCTGACTTCATGGCACAAGCGGGAGGCAAGGCTCAGAATATAGTTTACAAGCCGATTGTTGGAAGGGTCAAGAATGTTCCGGAGCAGATCAATACTGTTCTGGATAAGCATATGGGACCATCCCAGAATGTTGTTGAATTGCAAAACCAGCTCGAGGATTTCAGTCAAAAATATGTAACCCCAAAATACAAGGAATTAGAGGCAAAATATCCAGTTTTGAATGATGCTATCTTGCAGGATTTGGCCAAACGTCCCGCAATTGCTGATGCAATGAAACATGCTGAAGGCATTGCAAAAAACTATGGTGAGACTGTCAGTGGTGCAGAACCATCAATTCGATATTGGGATGCGGTAAAGAAGGGCATTGATCAACGCATAAATGGAATGATTAAAACTGGAAGCGATGATCTTTCAAGTTCACAGAAAGCTGATCTGGGTGGTCTATTAAGCGCGAAGAATGCCCTTGTACAACATCTGGATAATCTCACAGGAGGTGAATATGCCCAGGCAAGAAGGTTGGCAGCAACCAAGCATGATATGCAAGACGCTGTGGAATTCGGTCGCGGGATTTTTAACAACAAGTTGCTTCCGGAAGAAGTCGCAGCCCATGTCAACGGCCTTAGCATTCCAGAGCAGCGAATGGTTGAAATCGGAGCAAGACGAGAAATCGAGAATCGAGTCGGTGCTCAGGGCAAGGAAGGCCGTAAACTTAGAGGATTGCTTTCGTCACCCAATAACAGTGCAAAACTTACAGGGCTTCTTGGATCGGGAGCGAATGGGGAAATACAGCAGGCCGTCGCGGCGGCTGACCAATTTCAGCAACTATCAAACAAGGTCCATAACTCAAGATCGATCGCCAGACTTGCTGGAATGATGGATACGAGCGCCCCGACATTCAATAAAAGCCCAACATTTTTGGGGGTTTTGAATGCCCTTCCTGCAAAGGGTCTTAATGCCTTGTTAGAACATGGCGCGGCCGGAACGCGACAGGACATTTCCAGGATTCTGACGGCTAAGGGAGGCCAGATTGATCCGGTTATAGAGGCTCTTTTGAACTATAATGCCAAGCGGGCATCGAACGCGGCAACGCCATTACCGCAACAGGCATCCACACTTATTCGCGCGCTGATAAGCGGCGCGGCTGCGAGGTAAAATGTTGAAAGAAATTCTTTATATGCGTTCGCTGAATGGTCCCATTAAGAGGACTGTTTTGGATATTGGCATCGCGATTGCATTTATAGGTTTCATTGCAACGATCGTGAAAGCTATCAGCTATGCCCTATAATGGTTCCGGTGTATTCTCGATCCTGAATTCGTTCGTACCGAATACGACGATAACCAGCAGCGCGGCGAACGCCAACAATTCGGATATAGCGGTCGGTCTTTCCAATGCTCTTACCCGTGACGGACAAGCCGGGATGACGGCCGCGCTATCCATGGGAAGTCATCTTATCAACAATGTGACCGATCCATCCGGAGCGCAAGATGCAGCTACCAAGAATTATGTTGATACGCAAAATCTGGCTGTGTGGTCAACTGGCGACGTAAAGCTGACACTAAAAACAGTCGCAGATTCAGGCTGGGTTCTATTCACGGATGGAACGATCGGGGATGCTCTTTCCGGGGCTACGGTTGCAAGTGCGACCACAGCAGCACTGTTCGCATTGCTTTATGCCAGCCCGTTTACGGATGCCACCTGTCCGCTATTAACATCTACCGGCGTAGGCACCACGCGCGGCGCGCAGGGTACGGCTGCGGCCGCCTATGCGGCGCATTGCAGGATCTCAACACCGGCCGCTCTTGGCCGCGTTATGGCACTGGCAGGAACTGGTTCGGGACTTACAGCGCGCGTCATGGGCACCACGATCGGCGCTGAAAATTCAACACTGATTACCGGCAATCTTCCTGCCTATACGCCTTCTGGTTCAATCAGCGCGGCAACAGGAACCGCCGCTTCGACCCAATTATTTTATGGTAATTATAACGGCGTAAATGGAGATGGCGCTATCTCTCCAGGAACTACCTCGTCCAAGGTGACTGTTAATTCCAATCTTTCCATAGGTGGCCAGACGTTCACTGGTAATGCCCAAGGCGGAACATCTACCGCCTTCACCAATATGCAGCCAACGACATTCCTCAATGCGATGGTGAAGCTATGATTCCCCGCGTGGTCGATATTTCGCACCACAATATGGTAAGTGATTTCGGCCTGACGAAAGCAGCGGGCATATGGGGATTGATTCATAAGGCCACACAGGGAACGGCATACGTCGATCCAAATTACGAGACACGCCGCAAGTTATGGGATGGCTTATGGGGAGCCTATCACTTCAACACGGGCGATGATGTGCAGTCGCAGGTAGACTGGTTCATGCTCCATGCCAATCCTGATGAAAAGACCCTTATGGTTCTGGACTATGAGGACAACCGACTCTCGAATATGAACATCAACCAGTTGGTTGAGTTCTGCCATGCTATTGAAGATCGGCT